CACCATTTGATGAGGTTTCTAGTGCGCCTGTCTTTGAGTTGATGTAGAGGTATTGTTGTGCCATTTTGTTTGTGTTGGCACTTTGATAGCTTGAAGTTGAAGAGCCCAATCCAAGACCAGAACCAGTAACAACTCCACCAGACATAGCAGACTCTGCTGAGTATCCTTTAAGGTCTCGCACATTAAATATGTTTACATTTCCGCTAGGAGTATTGCTACTAAGACCAGCAATGCTTGAAGTACCTTTAGAAAGAACATCCCCGCCAGCAGAATCAAGTAAGTTACCAATAGAAGCTGTTCCAGTAGCCCCGTCAAGTACTCGTGAACACGAGCTAACACCATCAAGATTTACTGAAACACGTTCTACATTTCCTCCAGTTTGTGGGGCTTGAATCATCATTCCACCGCCCACATAAATTGCTACGTGGTGAGCAGGTCCTCCCCCATCACTCCAGAATAGTAAATCTCCAGGTTGAGCATCTTTAGGATTAATTTTAATTCCGCATTTTTCTTGTTCGTGTGCGGTGCGTGGAAGAATAACTCCAGCCTTAGACATTACAAATCGTGTAAAGGAAGAACAGTCAAACCCAACTGTATTCTTACCGCTACCCATTCCAGGTGTAGGACCGTTATTATTTCCACCGCCCCAAGAATAAGGAACACCAAGCTGAGTAGATGCAATGCCCACAACGAGTGAACCGTAGTTTGAAGATGCTCCTAATGAAGATGCACTAGTTGAAGTTGAAGCACCGCCTCCAAGACCAGTAGAGCCCTTAGTACCAGAAGCTGCGTGGAGCATTGAAGGTATAGACATTAAAGCGCCAATAAGTGCTCCTGGTCCGCCACCTACCGCTGCTCCTGTGGCTGTTCCTGCGCCTAAAATTCCTAGTTCTTTAAGAAGAAGGTTATCCCCGCCAAATCCCGACTTTTCAACCACGCCAGAACTAAAGTAAGAAGCACCGCCAGCACCAACGGCTTTAAACAAATTACCAAAGAGGTTTCCTACTTTACCGCCACCACTACCAAGTTTTCCAAGAAGACCACCACCACCAATAGCACTTCCAAGAAGCGCCATAAGACCAGTGCCAGCTTGTCCTAAATTATCGGCAGAAATTGTTTCTACTTTACTGAGTTGTTTTAAAGCATCAGATGCAAGCTTTGAGTTGGTCACTACATTAGCAAGGTTGTCATTAAATTTAGTTAAAAGCGCAGCACCTTCTACATAACCAGCAGAAATTGCAGGAGCTGCAGCCTCTGTGAGGCCAAATTTTCCAGCGTTTAAAGCGCTGCTTGCATTAGATGCTGCTGTTAATTGACCAGTTTGAGTAAGGCTAGCTTTACTTAAATCTCCGCCTTGAGAGTATTGAAGAGCAGCTGTTTGAAGTGCCCCACGAAGATTAGAGTCGCCACCAGAAACAAAGTCCATAAAGTTAGCAAGACCATTACCTGACTGCATACCAATAGCAACATCTTGTTTAGTTAACCTTTTACCAGATTGTTGGTTTGCAAAATTGTAGATATCTTTAAAAATTTCAGAAGGGTTACGCATAGTGCCTTGGGCATTGCGAACATTAATACCAAACATGCGAAGTCGGTTAACAGATGAGCCTTGGTTAAGTGCAGATGTTGCAGCCATAGCACTTTGCATATTTCCAGTTAAATTAGAAATTTGTGCAACGCCATTCATAATTCCTGAGTAACCAGGAAGTGCTGGAATAAGGCCAGCAGCAGTTCCTTGAGAGACTGCTTGGATTGCATCGTATGGGCTGTTAGTAGTTCCAGCATTCATAGCACCGCGAATTTGGGCGCCAACATTTCCCTGCATACCAGAGAATCGTGCTTGAGAAGTTAAAAGTTGAGTGTTAAGAGTGTCTTGAACTCCTGGCATTGCTTGAGCTGCAGCAGAGGTTGCACCAAGTGCAAATGTTCCAATGCGACCAATAGTCGTACCAAGGCTGGCCATGGTGCCCATACCGCCACCAGATTGACCACCAGTAAAGTTTCCAGAAGTGGTTAAGTTACCGCCACCTGCACCAGTTCCACCACCAGTGAAACCCATGTTCTTAGAAATCTTGTTGGTCATATCCAACGTCTTGGCTAGAACGCCATTAAAGCGCTCCATAAACGTTGTTGACTTAGCGATGTTTCCAGACAGGGATGTGCCATTAGGCGGCAAGTTCATGTTGTCTTGTATAGCCATGCACTATCCCTTCGGGTATCTTAAAGCTCGTTGGAGCCAGTTACTACGCTCTCTAAAAGACAAAGAACGGATGTCGTTCAATGTCCATCCAGAAAATGCCCGAGTTAGCGCTTCGTATTGGTCCAATAAGTTTTCGTATTCTTTTTCGCTATAAACGAAACAAAGCCATAAGACTCAATGGAGTAGGTACTGCCTCTCCACATGCCTCACAAGCTTTGGTCACCTCCCCAAGGCGTGGGCCTGGGTTCTTGTTGAGAATCTCTTCTACAAGCTTGTCACGGTCTCCCATACCAAGCTTAAGAACAGTTGTTGCTCCCAAAGAAGGCTTGTTGTTTACTGATAAAACACAGCTAGATAATAGAATTGTATTCAACTCTGCTGTTGTTTTGTCAGTATTCTCCATTAACTTCTTCTGCACTTCCCCTGTTGGAAGTGTAAGAACAACGGGTCCTGCCTTTACTTCAACCGCCCATTTGCGGTCTTCGATTGGGTTATCCAGTTCCTTTACAGGAATGTCCTTGCCCAAATCAATCTCTAAGACTTGTTCTGAATTACAGCTTGGGCAAACCGCACCGTATTCAACAGTCTCTCCAAAAGTAACTCGACGAATTCCTAGCAAGATAGAGTCGCGGTCTGCTGCAAGAAGGTCATCGATATCGTCCTTCTTAACATCTTCTCCGCCAATACTTACTAAGCCTTTTTGCAAAATAGTATTGAGTGCTCGTCCGATTGAGCCAGACTTAGAGATTGCCTCTTCATCTGCTCCGTTTAGCTCTCTTACCTCTGCGTACTTAGCAAGTGCGCCACCTGGGGAGATAAACCCCCCAGGTAGAGCAACTTCATTGCTAGAAGGTGCAACAGTTTTTACTTCAACTGGGGTCTCTTTCAGAGCCTCAGAGATTGCAGCCTTTACTACTTTTGGGTCTTGCGATAATTCAGTCACGAATAGTGCTCCTTAATATTAGACGATTATTTTACAACAGTTGTTGGGTCTCCAACGAATCCTGCTGATAGGCCTTCATGTACGAGTGTCATTTGCTCGAACAAGATGTTTTGGTCTCCAGCGTTTAGGTCTGAGTACTGAAGTGTTGTAATCCATGCGTTGTGAATCTTGAAGTGCATCTTTGCGTATGTAAACAAGTCATCTTGGTCCTGGATATTTGCAGGATGGTCAAGAACATAGATATCTACATTACAACGGAAGTCTTTTGTACTTCCGATTGCGATGCCTTCACCTGATGCTGCAGCAAACAAGCCGCGCATCCAACGAAGACCCTGTGTGTTTCCAGTAATTGTTCCGCGCTGGAAAGTAACAGGTGAGAAGGTAGTCATACCAGGAATCTGGTGAATCGTGGTGTTGTATCCGCCTTCACGGTATGGGATTGACTGAGTGTTGATAGCCAGGCCAGTGATGCTTGTAAATCCGCCAAGCGCTGTAACAATAGCGTTGTCGAAAACACCAGTAGAGCCATTAGATGTTGCAGGCCCAAATTGTGCGTAGAACTTAAAGTTACGCATTGGGTCTGTCGCGATTGAAGAAAAGCGACTGATATTTGTTGCCATGTTTTAGGCTCCTTACGCCACGGTGACGGTTGCGCCGCCATCGAACTGACCGATATTGATTACTACAAACTCAGCTGGACGTTGCAATGCAACTCCCACCTGAATATTAACTTGTCCTGCTTCAACAGTTGACAAAGGGTTGTTAGTGGTATCGCACAGAACAAAAAACGCTTGGTCTGGAGTTGTACCACGTAGACCGCCTTGTGACCAGTAGTTGGTCAAGAAGCCGTTGAGGATAGATGAGATACGGCGGTAAAGCACAGTATCGTTTGGCTCAAAGACTGCAAACTGTGTAAGTTCTACAAGTGCCTTCTCTAAGTAAATAAGTGAACGACGCACTGGAACGTACATATCTGCGTATCCGCCCTTGAGTGTACGAGCACCCATGATTACGATGCCAGAACCTGGAATGAAACGGATTGCGTTAACAGGAGCTGCTGCTGAGTTAAGGGCATCAAGGTTAGCGTTTGTAAGTGATGGAACAGCAACTGCTCCAGCTACACGAACACCAAGACCTGCTGGAGCCTTAAATACTCCGCGAGACTTATCTGTTGATACATACTTTCCAACTACTGCTCCACCTGGGTTTGCTGCCTTAATAACAGTACCTGGTGTTGTAGTTGTTGGGTCGTTAATTGTGATGGTTGGATAGTACACAGCAGCGTATGAAGACTGTGAGTATTCCAAAGCAAGGTCTAGTTGATTAGCAACTGTGTCATCAATTGGGTCAACAACTACAAATACATCTTGACGCCCTTCAGCGTATGAAACTAATTCGTTAACAGCAGCTGCAGATGTTACTCCTGGAGCGTTAAGAACCAATGAGTTTGGAACTGTGTCAAATCCTTCAACAGCGCCAGAAATCTGAGTAGCAGTTGGTACTGTTCCAGCAGCTCCACCAGCAAGTGACTGTGCTGTGATAGCAGCAACATACTTGTCTGTTCCAGTTGATGGTGACATTTCGTCAGTTGCTACAACGTACTTTGACTGTGAGTTAATGACAGAGACTGCGTAGCGGCCATTTGTTGAATCCATAGTCAAGTTAGGGAATGTCTCAACCTTGTTTGCAGCAGAAGTTCCGCCGTAGTAAATAATGAGGTCAAAGTATCCAGTTGCTCCTGGTGATGCTTGAGTTGTAATAGCGATGCTATTTCCCCAAGAACCTGGGTTAGCTGCATCAAGTGTCAATGTGTCGATAGCATCTGCATCTTTAAGAGTACGAGTAGCTGTAGCTGTAGAACCAGCTGTTACACGTAGTACGTATGCTTGGCTTCCGCCATTAGCAAAAAATAGGAATACTGCGAGAGCAAGAGTGTTATTTGAACTCCAACCACCGTAGTAGTTAAGATACTCGCTCCATGATGTAACGAGTGTTGGTGTCAGTGGTCCACGGGCGTTTCCGCCGATGAATGCTGCCACAGATGTTGAATTCGCTCCAACAACAGGGGCTACTGGGTTCAGGGTTTCCTGAACGTAGACTCCTGGGCGTAGATATGCAGCCATTATTAGTCTCCTTGGGTTAGGTGTGTAACGGGTGTAAGACCATCTGGTATGTCAGTTGTAATCCGATTTATTTCAACAGTTTGTACGGTGGATAGGGCGTTCTCAGCATTGACAGGAGTCATTTCGCTGACAACTCTGATTGTGTAGACGTTTCTAAATAAACGTTTACCTTCCTCGATTTGGTCTCTTTTGAGAAACCCATCAAGAAACATATGTCGGTTTGCAGTCTCTGTTCCTAAATCATTTGTGATTCTTAGAGTCCCGTATTGACTTGGGAACTTCTGCTGAAGCTGGAACAAGATAGCGCGGTCATGTCGAGGATGACGAGAATAGGAAGTGACTTGATATACCAAATCATAAGGAAGTGGAACTTGATATCGATAAGTCACGCCATTGACGGGTGCAATAGTTCCTCTGTTATCTGAGTCATAAAAAATACCTGAAGTTTGGCGTTCTCTTGATACTCGAATATCTATTAACTCAATAATAAGATAAGGATATGACTGAGTACGGATTTCAACATCTGGATATCCAAACCACACTTTGACAGGGCGTACAGGTGCTTTCTCATCAGATACGGTTAAATCTTGTAGGTAGTTCTTAAGCGCGGCATCTTCTGCGAGAATAAAACTCATGACAAGGCCCCCAATTCAGCTAAAGCATCTATGTATACGGTGTCTGAGAAATCATCTGCTTGGTACTGATGGCGGGCTAGAAATACCCTCAAGACAGCATTAGGAGAGCTTGTAGCAGTTCCGTACTCAAGGTCATTAATCTTTTCAGAAAGTTCTTCTGGGTAGTCAATATAAAGCTCTCCTTCTAACTCAGCCACAGACATCTCATTAACGATGTATGGAGGCCAGCCAGCTTTGATAGCTGTATCTTGTAGAAGAGGAGTGAACTCACTTGCCGCTTTATCTGCGGCTCTAGTAATAATTTCTTTTGGAATCATTTGCGAAGCAGCCGCCAAATAGCTGCTGCGAGAATACCCTTTGCCAGGTTGTGACTATTTGGCGCAGAAGAAAATGCACCTTTGACGAACTCAGCCTCTGTAGGCTTGTCGACTTTATCTGTCATGGCAGGCTCCAATGGAGTTAAGCAAGGGTATAACGCAGGGGTCGTACTGTAAGTCCGCATGGACTCCCATAAAGTATAAAGGGCCCCTTATTTCTAAGGGGCCCTAACTACTTATTACTTTACTTCTTTTTAATCTTCTTTGCTAACGCTTTATCCATTTTCATGTCTGCTTTAGCTGATGGCTTCTTCTTATCCATCTTGGCATCTTCCTTCTTAAACTTGCCTTTTTGAGCAGGAGTCATACCCTTCATTACCTTAGCATCTTGCTTCTTGTCTGCTTTCTTTCCCATGCATCCGCAGGTAGCACACATATTACATGCCCTTCTTTCTATTCATTGAGGTTGACTTAGACTTGCCTTTTTTAAGCGCCTTAAAATCTGCGCCAGTAATCTTACTTGTAGGAGCAGCAGCTCCAGCAATCTTCTTTTGCTTAGGTGATAATTCCTTAGCCATTACTTCTTAGCTTTCTTAGCAGACTTGCACATAGCACATGTGCACTTGCATCCCTTTGCTGGCTTACCAGCCTTGCAACCGCATTTACATTGAGCGCACATTACTTACCTTCTTTCTTGCCTTTAACGGCTAGTTTTGTCATTTTCTTAACCCCATACTTTTTGATACCAGCGGCAGCAGCTACTGCAGCAGGATTCTTAGCGCCAGATTTCTTGGCTTCTTCTTCAATCTTT